GCCGTTCGCTCCCTCAGGTCTGGTGTCCGCCTCGGGCCGGTCGATCTCTCGCCTGGAGGTCGCCCGCGCGCGCGCCGTGGCGATGACGGATACGGCCGCCATGGGCGGGTCCCCTTCCTATGAGGGGGCGAGCGGCCATGGCACTTATTTCGCCGAGTGGCCGGCTCAGCTCGGCTCTGCCGACAAGCAGTGGCTGCCCAACCGCGATCGCGTCACCGCGCGCGTGCGAGAGCGGGTGCGCAACGATCCAGTCGCCGCGTCGGCGCGATCCCGCCGCGTCAATGCGGCCGTCGGCAAGGGCTGGCGGGTCAAGTTCAGGCCGAACGCCCGCGCCCTCGGCATCGACAGAGAGGCGGCGCGGCAGCTCGGCGCCGATCTGAGCACAGAGTTCCAGCTTTACGGCTATGGCCACGCCTTTACGTCCGACGCCGAGCGCAAGCTGACCTGGGGCCAGCAGCTCCGACTGGCGGCGTCGCACATCGTGGTCGACGGCGAGGCGCTCGGGCTGGGTGAATGGGCGGAAGACGAGGCGACCCGGTACAAGACGCGGCTTCGTCTGGTCGATCCTGACCGGCTGAGCAATCCGAACGGCCGACCGGATCGGGACGAACTGCGCGGCGGCGTCGAGTTCGACGCCTGGGGCGCGGCCGACGCCTATCATATCCGCGAGCGGCATCCGTCCGACTTCGGCGGGCCTGGCCAGTTCCGCTGGCAGAGGTTCGAGCGCTGGACCGAGTGGGGCCGGCCGCAGGTGTTTCATTGCTTCGAGCCTGAACGGGCCGGCCAGACGCGCGGGGTCAGCCGCTTCGCGGCCGCGCTGAAGAGCTTCCGCGCGCTGTCCCGGTTCACGGACGCCACGCTGCAGAGCGCGACGGTCAATGCCCTCATCGTCGCCTTCATGAAGTCGAACGGCGGGCCGGGCGCCGTCAGCGAGAGTTTCGAGGCGAAAGACGTCAGGGAGTTCGAGACCTGGCGCCAGGACCATTACAAGGAACACCCGGTCAACCTGGCCAACGGCGCCCAGATTCCGGTCCTGCCGTACGGCGATGAACTGCAACTGCAGACGGCGTCGAAGGATGTCGCCAGCTTCGACGCCTTCGTGCGTTCGATCCTGCGCCTGATCGCCGCATCGGTGGGCGTGACCTACGAAGAGCTGTCGATGGACTATTCGCAGACGAACTATTCGTCTGCTCGCGCAGCCCTCGTCCACGCCTGGGCCGAAACCGTCGCCTTGATGGGGTTGATGGAAGACCAGCTGGTGAGGCCGTTCGTGGTCGCCTGGGCCGAAGAAGCTTTCGACCGGGGCTACGTGCAGATCCCCGAGGGAGCGCCGGACTTCTACGACGCGGTCGACGCCTACTGCCAAATCCACTGCATCGGCCCGGGTCGGGGCTTCATCGATCCGACCAAGGAGATCGACGCAGCCTCGGCGCGCATCGAGGCCAACGTCAGCACCCTGGAAGACGAGTGCGACGATCAGGGCAAGGATTGGGAAGAAGTGCTGGAACAGCGTGCGCGCGAAATGGCCAAGCACCAGGAACTGGAACTGCCCATGCCGGGCGGAGCCTTGGAGCGCGCCGCCGCAACCAGCCGAGATCCGGCGCACCAGGCCTTCCTGGATCAGCGCACCGCCGCCTGAGGAAAACACCATGCCTGACTACGCCTCTATGGCGGCCCGCTATGCCGGCCGCCCCCTTCTGTTGACGCCGGCGGCCGCCCGAGATCTGGCGCTGCGTATCCGTTCGGTCGATCCGCGCGCCTTCAGCCGTCCGTCGCGTCTGGACGCCTTCCTGCGCCGCGTAGGCCTGGGCCACGCGCCCGGCGACAGCGCGCGCACGGCGTTCGCCTGGGACGACGAAGGCGAGGGCGCGCCGTTCGTCCCGATCGAGGAGCGTCTCGCCTATCAACCGCGCTGGCTGGGCGAGGTCGAGGACACCGGGTTCTGCTGGTCGCTGAAAGACGGCGTCGCGCTCATTGAATGCGACAGCCCTCTGGTGGAACGCGGCGACGAGTTCTGCGGCGTCGTCTGGCACGGGTACGACACCCTGCTGATGGCCATGCGCGAGGCCCTGGGGGACGCCCGCGTTCGCGGCGTCTTCTTGCGCCTTGATACGCCGGGCGGCGTCGTGGCCGGCGGCCTGCCGACCCTCGCCCGCTTCATGCGTGAAGCCCGGGAGGCCGCCGGCGGAAAGACGATCTGGACCTACGCCGATATGGCCTGTTCGGCCGGTTACTGGATCGCGGCGCAGACCGACAGGATCATCGCGCCGAGCGTCGGCTACGTCGGTTCGATCGGCGCCGTCATGGTGCATGAGAGCCATGCCGGATCGCTGGAGCAGGACGGCGTTGAGATCACCACCATCGAGTTTCCCGAGGGCGGGGTGAAGACGGACGGCGCCTGGTGGAAGGCGCTGAGCGAGAGCGCTCGGGCGGCCTGGCAGGCCGATGTGAACCAGGTGGGCGCCCTGTTCCTGGCCGATGTCGAGGCGGGGCGATCGAGCCTCACCCGCGACCAGCTTTTGCAGCTGAGGGCCGACGTCTTCATGGCCGAACACCAGGACGAGGCCCGATCGGGCGTCGCCCTGGGTCTCGCCGACGAGATCATGGACGAGGAGCAAGCCTTCGCCGCCCTGGTCGAGCACGTTTCTTCCGAGCCTGTTTCAGGAAGCCAAGCCGGCGCGTCGGGCTCGCGCGCTTCGGCCCAAACCGAAAAGGAGGCCGTGATGGCCACGAAACCCACGGCGGGCCGGCAGGCCCGAGCGGCCGCCCAGGTGGCCCAGGCCGAGAAGGCGCTGCGCCTGGCGCAGGCGAACCTTGCGAAGGTCAAGGCCGGCGCCGCAGCGCCTGAGCCCGATGACGAGGACGACAAGGACGACGTCGGCGCCGGTCAGGGCGGCTCCTCAGCTGAGGAGAAGGACCCGGACGAAGACGACGACGAAGATGACGACCCGCTGGAAGCGTCGGAAGGCGGCAACGGCGAAGCCTCGGCCATCGCTGCTTCGGCCGAGGCCAAGAAGAACCCCGCCCTTGCATTGGCCGCGATCCAGTCGGGCCAGACGCTGGCGCAGTTCAAGGCGTCGGCCGCCGTGGCCGGCTCCGCCCAGGGCGGCAACCGTCTGGATCGCGTCATGTCGGGCGCCCAGCGCCTGAAGGCTGACGGCGCCAAGGCGCCCACGGGCCTGAATGCAGCCGTCGCCGCCCGCATCGATCGGAACCGGGGCGGCGTCGCCGGCTGAGCCGACCAGCTCGGCCGGGGGCTGGACCTGATCCCGGTCGCATCAACCTGCTGAACAGAGGAGGCCGTCATGAAGGCCTATACTTTCGAGACCGGCCTGCCCGGCCTCAGCGATCTTATCCATTCGGAGTATGATCCGACCTATACGACCGACAAGCGCGTCGGCCTGGGCGGGGTCGGCTCGGCCCGCGCATTCGCCGCTTTCGTGCTTGTCGGCACTGTGCTGATCGGCGCGGCGACCGTCACGGCCGGCGCCGTCGTCGGCACGGGCAACGGCGCGATCGGCGTCGTCACGGCGGACACGGGGGCCTCTGCGGGCCAGTATGAAGTGGTCATCGTCTCGCCAGCGGCGGGCGGCGGCGCCTTCCAGGTGATCCGTCCCGACGGGAGCCTGGACGGCGCCGGCAATGTCGGTTCGCCGTACAACGGCGCCATCAACTTCACCCTGGCGGACGGCGCGGCGGACTTTGTCGCCGGAGACCGGATCCCGGTCGCCGTCGCTTATGAAGACGGCGTGATCGAGAAGGATGCGCCGTGGGATCCGGCGGCGACGGACGGCTCGCAGATCATCACGGGCATCAACCTGCTCCCGGCTGAGGCGCCGGTCGGCGTCGATGTCGAGCTGACGGTCCTGGCGCGCGGCCCGGTCATCATCCGTCGCGAAGCCATCGCCTGGCCGACGGGCGTCACCGACGACCAGAAGGAAGCGGCCTACCGTCGCTTGGCCTCGCTGGGAATCCAGCCGCGCGTCAGCGGCTGAGCCGGCAAACCGGACCCGTCGGTCCGGCATCCCTGAACACTGAAATGATAGGAGGGCTCCGATGGACCCCGATGAACTGATGGACGGCGGCTCGCTGCTGCCCCTGACGGCCGCGCACCACACCGGCCTGATCAACTCTGTCCCCGACCAGTTCGGCCAGCTCAACGCGGACGGCATGTTCCCCAGCGAGGGGCTGGACACGCCTTACGTCCGCATCGACATCGATGACGGCGTGATCACCGCGCTGCCGGTCACGGAAGGCGGCCGGCCATCGACCATCGCCCGGCACGGGAAGGGCAAGGGCGTCATCTTCGAGATCCCGAACGTCAGCCACGAAGACTCCGTGCTGGCGGCGGATCTCCGCTCATGGATGGCCTATGCGGCACGCACCCGAACGCCGGACGACGCTCTGATCAACAAGGTCGAAACCCGTCACCGCCGCAACCGTCTGAAGTTCTCCATCACCCTGGAGGTGATGAAGATCTCCTCGCTGAAGGGGCGGATCGTCGACGGCGCCAATCAGCTCATCTACGACCTGAACGAGGTTTTCGGCCTGCAGCAACGGGTCGTTTATTTCGACCTGGATGATCCGAACTTCGACGTGCCGGCGGCGCTCGAAGAGGTGCTTTCCGGCACCGAGGAAGAGCTGGTCAATGACACGATGACCGGGCTGGAAGTTCGCATCGCGCCGGAGTTCTACAGCAAGATCATCCGTCACCCGTCGGTGGAGAAGTATTTCGCCGGCACGCCCGCCATGCTCCAGCTGCTGAACCAGCAGCGTGAGAAGTCGGCGACCAGCTTCCGTCGCGTGATCGAGATCGCCGGCTGTACGATCCGCGAGTACCGGGCGCGGGTGAAGCTGTGGGGAACGGAAGGCACGACGCGGCTGCTCGACGCCAAGGAGGGGGTTTCCTATCCGACCGGCACGATCGAGGCGCACGTCACCTATGCGGCTCCCCCACTGGATATCCGCGAACTGGACGGGTCGACTTTCTCGGACGAGGATCTGATCCACTTCTCTGAAGAGGTGTTGAAGCACGGCGCGGGTCTGGAGTGGAAGTACCAGATGAACTCGCTGCCGATCTGGCGGAAGCCTCGTCTGACCACGAAGTGGGTCTGGGGCTCCAAGCCCTAGAATGGGCTTCGGGCAGTATCTGACAGCCATGGTCGCCGAGGTGGATGAACACCTCGGCGATCGTGCGCTGTGGGCGGGCGTGGCCGGCGAGGTGCGGGTCCACCCGGCCGAAGAGGATGCGATCGCGCGGTATGGCGACGCGTCGCACATCCTGACGACCCGCGCCGTCGAAATCCATCAGCGCTGGGTCGCTGAACCGGAGGAGGGTCAGCAGCTACAACTGCTGGACGATGTGACCGGCTTAGTGCGCGAGACGCTAAAGGTCGTCGGAGATCCGCGACGCAATGAGGACGGCTGGTGGTTGTGTGCTGTCGTACCAGTCGGGGGCTGAGCCATGGAAAGCGCACGCGAAGCCGCGGCCAAGGGCGTGAAGGCGGTGCTCAAAGCTGCGGCGCCCGACGCCGAGTTCAGGCGAGACCAGCCCTGGCCGAAGCGGCCGGACCCGGGCGGCACCATCATCCTACATGACGGCGATCCGGGGGAACCGGAGGTGACCCTATCGCCGCTGCTCTACACCTACACCCATGAGTTCGAGATCGAGGTGCTGGGCCCGCCCGGCTCGACCAATCGGCACGAACTGCTGGACCAACTGCTGATCCTGATTGGCGACGGGATTGAGGCGGATCGAAGCCTTGGCGGCGTCGCTGAATGGGCCGAGGCCACTGCGCCGATGACCGACGACTTGACCCTCGAGAACGCCGAACCCGTTCGAGGGGCGCAGTTCAACATCGTCGTCGTCTACTCGACGTCCAACCCGCTGACCTGATCGGCCCAAGCCGATCGCACCTGGCTGACCTCGTCCGGCCCCAGGCGGACACCCCTCATGATGGAGAACTGACATGGCACGCGCACGCGGCGCCAACGCCCGCATGGCCTTGGG